GTGGCCGAGCGGGATGCCTACGAAAACGAATGGGTGCGCTCAAAGCAGACCGGCGTGGACAACTTCCGCACGAAGTTTCTCCAGAAGGTCATCTGCGACGAGAAGGGCGAATTGCTCTTCACCACGCCCGAGGACATTGCCGCTCTGGGCAAGAAGAGCGCCAAGGTGATGGGCCTCATCTGGCAGAAGGCGATGGAGCACAACGCCCTCACGGAAGAGGACGTGCAAGAACTGGGAAAAGCCTAAACGCCAGGCCGACGCGCCGGTTCATGTTCCGCCTGGCGGCCCACCTCGGCATGACTGTCCGCGAACTCGGAGAGCGGATGGACTCTCGCGAGTTTGCCGAGTGGGTGGCGATGCACCGTTTCTTTGAGCCGCTGCCCGATCCGTGGAGGCAGACGGGGCTGCTAGCCTCCGCATCTCTTGCGCCATACTGCCCTAAAGGCCGCACGCCCAAGGCCGAAGACTTCGTGCCGGTCGAGACGCCGAAGCAGCACGACAACCAGATTGCCGACGCCATTGAGCAGGCGAAGGCTCGCATGGCGAAGAAAGGCTCCGCGTAATGGCTACCGTCCTCGGCTTGGCAATGAAGATCACGGCAGATGCCAGTGGTCTCCAGAAGAGCCTGACGCCGGTAGATCGGGCGCTCCAGAGACTGGGGGAGCAATCAAGCGCGTCGGCTGCGCAGTTTGACAAGTTCCTGGGCAGCACGACCGGCGCGGCGGCGGCACAGCGGCAATTTGCCACCGATGTCGCATTCCTCACAAGCGAACTGAAGCGAAACCTGCGAACACCGCAGGAATTTGCGGCTGAGTTTGAAAAACTTCAGCAGGCAGCCAGAGCCACAGCAGACGCTTTTGCGGAAGGCGCGCGACTCACCGAGGAAACCCTAACTGCCGAGGAGCGCCGGGCCGCGAAGCTCGAACGCATTAACGAGCTATTGCAACTCGGCGCAATGAAGGAAGAGGCCGCCGCTCGCGCCAAGGCGATTTATAGCGGAGAAACTGAAAAAGCGGCAGCAGCCGAGCGATCGCGAATTTCCGAGATGGCTCGGCTGCAAGCCGAAGCGGACGCAATCACAGAAAAGTACCTGAATGATGTAGAGCGCCGGGCGCGTGCAACCGAGAGATTCAATACGCTCTTGGGCTCAGGAAAGATCACAGAAGAGACGCACGCAAGGGCGATCGCTGATGTAAGCGGCGCAACGGCGGCAGCCGCAAGGGCGGAGGACGAACGAAACGCAGCCCTTGCGGAAGGAGTTCGCCTCCAGCAGCAGTACGGCGATCAGACGAAGATCGTTGCGGACGAGATCGCCCGATGGGTCGGCCTGCAAGAGTCTGGCGCGCTAGACTTGTTTGCGCTAAACAACGCCGCTATCGAAAGGCTTGGGATCGACAAGCAGGCGGCCGCGTCCGCAAGGCAACGCGCAGAATCCGTTGCGGAATCCGAGCGCAGGCAAGCCGATGCGTATACCGCTGCTCGCGCAGCAGAGGCGGCAGCGGCAGCTGAGGCTGACAGGCAGCAGGCAGCGTTTTTGCAAAGAGCGGCCCAACTGCAAGAGCAGGCCCGCACGCCGATGCAGCGCTACGATGCCGAAGTGCAAGAACTGCTTGCACACAAGAAGGCATTCAATCTCACCACAGAGCAATTCAACATTCTCTTGGGTGACGCCACGCAGCGCTTCGTCCGTGCCGAATCCGCTGCGAAGGGCTACGACGCGGCCGTGGAGCAGGCGGGCAAGAAGGGCAACCTTGCCTTCAACGAACTGGCGGGCACGCTGGCCGTCCTGCCGGGGCCGATTGGCAACGTGGCCGGTAGGCTCTCGGGCATTTCCAGTGCGGCCGAGGGGCTCAACCGCATCTTCTCCAACGGCGGCGGGATTGGGCAGTTCGGTGCCGCTATCGCCGGGCTCGTGAATCCGACGACGCTGGCCCTTGGTGGGCTGGCTGCGTTTGGTGCTGGGGCCGTGGCCGTGGGCCGTGGGCTCGTGCAACTCGAAGGCGAGGTCGAGCGGCTGGGCCAGTTGGCCGAACGGCTCGGCGTCTCGTTTGGGTTCGTGCAGGTTCTGGAGACGGCCGCGAACCAGACGGGCACCAGCGTCGAGGCGCTCGGCGGCAGTTTCACCAAGTTCCTCCGCTCGGTGGACGATGCCCGCGATGGCGGCAAGAACGCTGCCGCTGCGTTCAAGACGCTCGGGCTGAGCACGGAGGACGTGCGGAACGCCGACCCCGAGACGCTCTTCACGCAGGCAGCGCAGGCCATCGCCAAAATTGAAGATCCGGCAAAGCGCGCGGCCACTGCGGCGGCGTTGTTCGGCAAGAGCGGAGCGGAACTTCTGCCAGTGTTTCGGCAGTTGGGGGCAGCCGCTGCCGACCTTGATCGCGTCGGAAATATTTTGACCGACCAACAGAGGGCACAGATTGATCTTTTCGGAGATTCACTGGACAGGCTCGGGGTTGCAACGCAGGGCTTTGGAAGGCAGCTAACGGTCTCGTTCTCTTCCGGGGCAACTGGTGCCGTGGACGCTTTGGCGGAGATCATTGGGTCAATAAACTCGTTCACGAAAGCAGCGAGTGCCGCCGCCGAAGGGCCGCTCAAGGCATTGCGAAATGCGCTTCTAGCCACCGGACTATTTAAGCCGCTCGATGAGCTGGACGACGGGAAAAATCGTCTTGATGAGGTGCGACAAGCGGCAGAGCGACTAAAGCAAGTCGAAGTGGCCAACATCGTGACGGTTGACCAGTTTGAGGCGGCGCAACGCCTTGCCAAAACGCTGGACGATCTCAAGGCCGCATCAGAAGACTTTGGTGCAAACCAAGAACTGGCGGCAGCGGCGGCGGGCAAGGCCATCGACCTCTTTTCCAAGGAGGCCGAGGCCGCTGGAATGTCGGCCGACAACATCAAGGCATTCGCCGATTCCGCCGACGCCGACTTCAAGCGATTCATCGACGGGATCAACCGGGTTGCCGACGAATCGAAGAAGGCTGCGGAAGAGCGTGAGCAGGCGGTCCAGCGGCTTATCCAGGCCGATGCCCAGCGTGCCGACGCCTTCATCCGGCAGAACGGCCTGAGCAACGAAAACGAAGCCGCCGAGAACCTGCTGGCGATCACGCGGCAGATCGACGAGGCCGAGACCGCCATCGTGCAGGCCCGCGCAAAGGGCGACGCCGAGGCCGGGAAGGCTGCCATGCGTCGGCTACAGATTCTCGACCAAGCCCAGGCGGCCGCCCAGGACACGCTCGACTTCGGCTTCAACGCAAACGACATCCAGCAGGCGATTCGCGGCGCGCAGGACGAAATGGATGCCGTCATCGCCAAGGCTGGCGAGTTTGGCCAGGCGGGCGTGCAGGCCGGGCTTGAGTTCCAGCGTGGGCTGGAGAAGGCGAAGGCCCAACTGGAAGGCGAACTCATCGACCCGAAGGGCTTTGACGCGGCGATTCAAAAGCAGCAGCAACTCTTCAACGACCGCATTCAGCGGCTGGAGGAGATCCGCAACCTCGAACTGCAAATCCTCGAAGAGCGGGCCAGCGTTGAGGAAGACCGGCTCGCCGCCCTGCGTCGCACCGCCCAGCAGCCGCTTCAGGTTGCCGACATCCGCACGCAAGAGGGCGCGTCGGAACTCGTGCGGCTGGCCACGGGCCGCGAAGATCCGGCGATCGAGGAATACCGGAAGCAACTTGACCAGTTGCGGAAACTGGAAGCCAAGCTCGACCGCTTGGGTGCCGTCCCCGTCGAAATCATGGGTGGATAATGGCAGTTACCGGATCACGCGAACTTGGCCGCTCTTTTTCGCACCGCTTCGGCGAAAGCCCAACGGCGCAGATCCGCGTGGCCTTTGACCTTGATGGGGCGACGCCCACGCAGAGCATCCTCAGCGGTGGCGGATACTTGCACGGCACGGCGCACCCCGAATACGGCTACATGCTGTGCGTTGATGGGCAGGTCACGGAGTCGAGCACCTACAAGGCCGAGGCCGTGTATTCGTTTGCCACGCCAGCGGAAGGCACCGGCGGCTTCGTGGCAAGCCCTCTTTCCCGCCCCGACGTGTGGAGCTTCTCCACGAGCGGCCTGTCGGTGCCCACGTTCCGCTACTACAACGGCAGCGGCAATGGCGACATCAAGCCGCTTGTGAACTCGGCGGGCGACATCATTGAGGGCGCGCAGGCGATCGAGGGCGAACTGCGGGCCACGGTGTCTGGCAACCGTGCCGCGTTCCCGCTGGCCACGGCCGTGGCGGTGACGGGCTGCGTCAATTCGGACACCTACGCCGGGGCTGCGCCGCACCGCTGGCTGTGCAACGGCATCAGCGCGCAGAAGACGACCGAGGTGGTCAACGGTACGCAGGTCACCTATTGGCAGGTGACGGCCGAACTCTCGTACAAGGCGAGCGGGTACAACCTTTACCTGCCCAATGTCGGGTGGAACTACCTTGAGGGCGGCACCAAGAAGCGGGCTACAGTCAAGTACAAGGACGAAGCTGGCGTTGAGACCGACGTAGCTTCTTCCAATGTCGTGGCGCTCACACAGGGCGGCGGCCTGCAAACCTCTGGCGACGTAATCATCTTGGAGCGTCGCGTGAATCCTGCCGTGGCATTCGCCACCTACTTCGGCACGCCTCCCACGTCCTGACCGAGAGGCACCGCGATGACCCGCAAGGCAGACGGCAAGCCAGCCCAGATCGAGCGCATGGCCTTCACGCGCCCCGCTGCGGAGCGGATTGCCAAGGTGGTACGTGAGGTCGAGGCGGGCGACCGCGACCAGCCGGGGATCACGTTCGGCTCGGCAATGGTCGCCCCCCGGACCTTCCGCATGGCGACCTACACCGGCGCGTGGTCGATCAACGGCACGAAGACGGTCACGCTGCGCGGCTCGACGGCAACGCTGAGCGCGACGAATCTGTTCCTGAATCTGCCCGACAACGGGCAACGCAATTGCGCCGTGGCCAAGGACGGCACTGCGTGGCACTTGATTCAGTGGCAGTGGGATGCCTCCACGGCTCTCAGCAGCGCCACGCTCGGAGGGTCGCTGGAGTTTGGGCGCATCAACGTGCCTTCGCTCGGCACGGCCGCCACCGTTTCCATCTCCGTCACCACCTGCTCAACGGCGGCTACCTAATGGCACTTGTGAACCAAGGCGGGAGTTTGCTGCTGCGAAACGGCGTGCTTGCCAGTGGGTCGGGGTGTTGTTGCGGTGGATGTTCCGGCCCGTGCTCCGACACG